CCGCGGCGCCGCCTACCCGGCCGACCTGGACGCCGAACTGGTTGAAGGCCTCCCCGCCCTGGTGGGCGAGAGCCACCATGCCCGCCAGCGCCGGCTTACCGAACGCCATGGCGGCGGCCGCCGTAAATTGCTGCGTGGTCAGGTGGTGGCTGGCGTCGCCCAGCTTCGTGATGACGTACTGCAGGCCCTTGAAATTGCCCTGGCTGTCGAAGGCTTCGATGCCGAGTTCGTGCAGGCCTTTCGAGGCCAGCTTCGTGGGCTTGGCCATGTTGACCAGCGCCGACCGTAGGGCGGTACCGGCGGTCTCGCCGATGATGCCGCTCTTGCCCAACAGGCCGACGGCGGTGGCGGTGTCCTTGATGGAAACGCCCATGGTGTGGGCGATGGGACCCACGTATTTCATGGCGTAGTAGATGTCCATCAGCTCGCCGGACGCGCTGTTGGACGTGTTCGCGAGGACGTCCGCGACGTGGGTCGCCTCAGTCGATTTGAGGGCGAACTGGTCCATGATGTCGCCCTCGATTTTCGCCGCGGTTGCGACGTCAGTTCGAGCGGCAGCCGACAGCTGGATCGTGCCCCGAGCGGCCCTGATCGCGTCCTGCGCAGACAGGCCCGCCTTCGACAGCTCCACCATCGCGTCCGCGGCCTCAGCAGCGTTCGCCGACGGGAGCTTCATGTCCGCGCCCAGTGCCTGCGCCTCACGGCCGGCCGCCGACATCTGAGCTCCCGAGGCGCGCGTGACCTCGAGGAATTTGTTCATCGCGTCGGTGTATTCGTTGCCCGAGTGGATGATGTCGTGCAGGCCGAAGATGATTGCGCCGCCCGCCAGAAGCGCGCCGAGGTGCTTGACGGGGCCGATGACGGACTCGACACCGGACCGGACCGAACCCATGCCGGTGCGGGCCGCCGCTCCCATCCGTCCGAACGCGGGGGAGGTGAGGGCCGCCTCGTTGCGCAGGGTGCGCGCGCCGCGGCCCGCCGCCAGAGCCGCAGCCTCCCCCTCCCGGACTCCGGCCGCTCCGCCGCGGGCGCCCGCGCCCATGGCCATGAGGCCGGTGCGGGCGATCGCTCCGTCCGCGCCGAGGGCACGGATTCCGCGCCCGGCGACGAGGGAGGCCTCGCCGAGGGCCAGCAGTTCACCGGTGCCGGTGCGCACGATGGTGCCGAAGCCCGGCATCTCGGCGATGACGCGGACGCGCACGGTACGGTCGGCCACGGCAGCCCCCTATTCAGTTGTCGCGCTTGGGATAGATCAGCCGGTGGCCATCCCGAACGAGCGGAGAATGTCGGCGGCGGCCTGCGAGGGCGGTCCGAGCTCGCCGGTCTGGAACTGGATCTGGATTGCGGCGCCCCACAGCTGCCCGAGTTGGCCGTCGGAGAGGTCGTCCCAGAACGCGGCGAACTCCGCGGGATCGGCAGGCTTCGGCTCGATCAGCTGGGCTTCGACGAGGGCGGGAGCGAACGCGTCCGCGTCGAATGCCGGTTCCTCGCTGCCGCCACGGGCCGCCGCAGCCTCGATCTGCTCCTTCGTCGGCGGATGGTCCGCCCGGAGCTTCTGGTAGGCGCGGTGCGTGATGGCCTCGAGGGTGAATCGCACCCGCGACGCTTCGGCCTGCGCCTCGACCTCCTGGAGGTGCTTGGCGACGTCCTGGGCGGTCTCTGTGTCGTTGGCGTCGTCGTGGCGCTGCGCGCGCTCGAGTAGCCGTTCGAGGTTGTCGATCTCGGCGGACGCTTCGGCATCCAGCACCATGTCGACGATGTGCCGGGGGCGCTGGATCTTCGCGCGGATGTCGGCGAACGTCGTCGGGGGCTTCGCGGCCCGGCGTGCGGGCGGCTTCCTGCTCGTAGTGGTCATGGGTTCCCTGTCCTTGACGTGCTGTTACATGGCCTGGTGGATGGCGATTTCGATACCGGCTACCAGGTCTTCGGCGTTCGCGTCGAGCGCGGGGCCGAGATGGGGAATCGGGGCTGTGACGCTGGTGCCGTACTCGACGATCGCGCCGTAAGGCGCCTGCCCCTTCAGGGACTTGTCCGGCCCGATCTCGCCCTCGATGCCTTCGGCCGTGACCTTGATGTCGTATGTGATGGTGCGCGGATAGTGAACCCAGCGAGGGTGACCGGAAGCGCGTGACTGCGCGTCGCGCTTGACCTTGAGAGAGGTGACCTTGACGGCCTTCGCCGCGTTCACCCGCAGCCGCTCAGCGAAGGTGCCAAGGTCGTCCACCACGACGGTGAGACCGATCACGTCGACGCCTGCCATTACGACTCCCTCCGGAACACCGAGACCTTCAGACCGTCGGTCTTGCCGTTTTTCTCCTGATGCGCTGCCACCCGCCGTGCGCCCGCGAGGCAGGCGTGGCATTTGGTGATCGACGCGTCGTAGGCGTACTCGTTGTCCGCGTGCGTCGACTCGGCCAGCACGTGCCCGCAGTCCCCGCACAGGCCCGACTCCGCTTCCATCAGGGCCATCGCCCACCAGCGGTCTTCCGGCAGCCACAACGGCTCACCCGGGCCCGGCTGGGGGCGGCCCAACAAGATGCTGCGCGGGATGCCCCACGCTCGAGCCGCCTCCACCTCCCGCCGGTACGGGAGCCGGTGATCCCGCAGGCGGGTTACGAGAAAGGGATCGGCGACGGCTCCTCGTTCACCGCCAGGGCGGCCGCGAACAGCGTCCGGGCCGTCCCGTCGTTCACCACGTCCAGCAGCCGATCCACCTGCACAGGCGTCAGTGACGGCTCGACACAGCAGGCGGCCAGGACCGCGGGAAGGAAAGTCCCCGCGTCATACGGCTCCTTGGAGTCCTTCGGCGCCGGGTGGGCGGCCAACAGGTTGCTGTAGGCGCGATGCCCGAGAGCCCGGAACCGGAACTCGACCGCGGCCTCGCGCGCCCGCTGTCGCGCCTCGGCGAGCCGCTCCTGAAGCTCGAACGCCGGGTTCTTCTCACCGAGCGATGTGGGCTGCCACTCGCCCAGATGCCCCAGCTCCGCCTCCAGCGCCTCCACCTGGGCGCCCGCGTCGCCCGCGAGACACACCGGAACGGTGAGCTCACGAGGCGACGCCCCTGCCAGGAGTTCCGAGATGTCCGGCATCAGGCGACGATGGCCCTCGTCGCCGGGTCCGACGTGACCTTCATCGGGCTCATGAACTTGTTGATCTCGTTCGCGGCCGGCGCGATGTTCTGCGCCTCACCCGCGGTCACCGGGTAGACCTCCACCTTGTCCGCGGAGGCGTAGGCGGTCGTGAACGCGCTACCGCGGCGGACCACCAGGTAGCCGGAAGCCCCGTACACCAGCGTCGTGTACGGCTGGTCCTCGATGGTGGTCGAGCCGCGCTTGAACGTCAGCTCCACCGTGTAGGAGCGGCGGCCAGGCTGGTTGGTCGTGAACGTCGAACCCAGCGAGCTGGTGTCGACGTCGGCGGTCGCCGGGTCGGTCTTCAGGCCGTCCGGGGTGATCCGCAGCGTCCAGTCGGAGCCGCCGTTGAGCTCGGTGGTGGTCGGGGCGTTGATGTTCGCGATGGAGCCCACCCAGCTCACCTTGGTGTTGCCATCGCTGATCAGGTCAGACATGAACCCTCCTCAGGGCATGAAAAAAGCCCCGAGCGGGCGGGGCGGACGAGATGGGGGCAGGGTCAGATGCGCACAGCGGCGACGGTCACCGACGTCGTCGACGAGTAGGCGACGGCAGCCAGGCCGTCCGAGACGCCCGCGAACAGATCCTGCGTGACCGGGCCGATCATCATGTCGCCAGTGGTCGCCGGGACCGTGACGACCACGTCGGCGGCGGCCTGGCCACGGACCTTCGCGGTCGACGACAGGGTGACGGTCATGCTGGATCCGGCGGTGTTCTTGACGTGCAGGAACGTCCGCTCACCACACACGATCTTCGTGGATGCGGCGGCGGCACCATAGGTCACGCCGAGGCCTGCGAGGTTGATGACCTGGGTGGTCAGGGTTGCCATGGGGGGTCTCCTTACTGGGGGACGGAGCGCAGCCGGTAGCGGCTCGCGGCGTAGAAACAGGGCGGGACGACATCGTCATCGCGCTGTACCGGCTGCCCGTCGAGGGACTCCGGTTTCCAGGACGTGCGTCCGGCCACTGTCAGGACGACGGAGAGGGCGGCCATGGCTCGGTCGGACACCGACATGGCCTGCTCTGCCGTCAGCCCCACACAGGTCAGCTGGACGACTCCGGAGTAATTGACCCGGTCGTCGGCGAGAGACGCAGTCTCCGCCCGGCCCGGGTCGGGGTAGAGCACCACATACGGTGCGGCGGGTGTCGGCGAGACGCCCGAGGGCACCCCACCGAGATAGACGGTCAGGCCGGCACCGGTGAGGGCCGCCGTAACCGCGTCGACGTGAGGAAGAACCGCAGGAGCCGCCATCGTTGACCTCCCCTACGTGGTGCCTTCGACGGTGATCCGCCAGGCGGTCGCCGTGGAACTGAAATCGACGGCCATCACCGCAAACGGCTGGTCGACGAGCCGAGAATCGCCGGACGCCGTGATGGCGACCGCGTCCCCGACCCGCAGGTCATCCGAGGCCAGCGAGGCGAAAGGCAGCGCCAGCTCGTAGCGGGCCACGATCGTCAGCCGCTCCCCCGCCTCCTCGTTGCGAGGAACCCGCTGCGGTTTCAGGCGGCACGCACCCGAATACAAGACCGTCGGCGAACCCGGCGTCAGCACGCTCGTGGAGCGGTCCAGCGCCGGCGTCCCCGGCCGGCTGATCGTGCACGTGTCCACCAGCAGCTGATCGTGGGCGGCGCGGCCTGCCGCCAGCAGCGGCTGAATGTCGATCGCCGTCATCACGTCACCGGCGCCACAGAGAACGACCTTCCGCGGTACACGCGAAGAGCCTCTTTGTGGTCCGCGGTCAGCAGGGCGCCGCCGATGGTCTCGGCGGCGAACGTGCGGGAGTAGTCGTCGATCGACTCGCTCCTGAGGCCCTGCGGGTTGGTCATGTTCATCTGCGCCAGGTCCAGCACCACGTCGACGACGTCGTCTGGGACCTCGGCGTAGCCGTGGCTGTAGGTGACCCGGACCCGCTGGGCCCAGATCCCCATGGGCCGCATGAACGGCCAGCCCATCAGCCGGGTTGGCGCCCACCATGCCTCGCCGCGGGTCAGCTCGGTGCCGATCCGGGTGAAGTCTCGGCCCTCGAGGGCCGTGTACTCCTGGTCGGCGATCCCGAACAGTTCCACGACGGTCAGCGGGTGCGTGTCGTCGACGACGATGGGCCGCTGCGGCAGCCGGAGCACCCGCCCGTTGCCGGGCAGGGTGACCGTCTCGTTCTCCACCAGGGTGAACTGCTGGCGGCAGTACTTGCGGACCAGCGCGGAGGCCCGGCGGATCGCCATCGCCGCCTGCGCCGGGTCCAGTGTCCGCTGCAGGGCGGCCTCGAGGTCCGCCTGAGTGGCGAGAGGGGTCGGGGACATTGCGAGCCCCCTTTACTCCTCGGTGTCGGCCAGGGCCGTCAGACGCTTCACCACGGTCGACCGCGGCTTGTCCTTCGCCTGCTCGGCTGCCAGGGCCTGCGCGGCACGCTCCCGGTCGCCGTCCACCCATACCATGAGGGCGTCGATCGTGCCGTCCACGGGCGGCTCGTCACCGCCGGCGCCCGGGTCTTCCGGACCGTCAGCGGGAGCCTTGGGCGGCTCCGGCGTCTCCTCGGGCTCCGGGTCGGGCTCGGTGACCTCCACCGCGCCCTCCGGAGCGTTCGCGGCGAGGTGGCGGGCCAGATCGCCCTCCAACTCCTCACCCTTGCCGAACCCGCGCACCTCGTAGTTCCAGTACGCCGTCGTCGGCTGCAGCATGCGCACACGCATGACTGCTCTCCTTCCTTCGTGAAGAGGCCCGTCGGCGCGGACGGACAGGGATGCGTCCGCGCCGACGGGAGCCAGTGTCAGGCGTGCTCGATGACGACGCCGCGCTTGTACAGCGCCGCATCGCCCGTGCCCGCATCCGACGGAACACCGAAGTCGCCGACCCACGACCAGGTCGAGGCGATGACCTGCTGCAGGCGGTCCTGCGCCGGGCGCACCAGCAGGGTGACGTCCACTGCGGGAGCCGCGGCGATGGTGCGGATCTCGGGCACGTCCTCGACGCCGGTTCCGGCGAGGAGGCTGTTGGTGCCCTCGAACGGGGCCGCCATCAGCGCGTTGGCGCCCAGGACGATCGGCCGGTGCACCAAAAGGGTGCCCGCCGAGCCGCCGTTGGCGATGGTCGGGGACTCGAGGTTGCGGACCCAGTCGATGCCCGCGAACCGGCCGATGGACAGGTCCCGGTAGATCGGGGAGTCCACACGGCCCTGAAGGGCCTGCTTGAAGTCCGAGTCGGCGAACAGCTGGGCCTCGGTGTCGGGGTCGATGTGGGCGACGTAGTAGCCGCCGACGGTCGGCACCGCCATCTTCCGCAGGCGCGCCACGGCGGCCCGGAAGTTCGCGAACGTCACGACGTTCGACGAGGACAGGTCGTAGGCGGAGTTGCCGGTCGCCCGGACGCTGGTGGGGGCGTTCGCTGCGACCACGTAGTCTCCGGCGACGTCGACGCGGGCGGTGCCCAGGGTCAGTGTCTTGGTGCCGAGGTTCACGCCGGTCACCGTGTTACCGGTGCCCGCGATGGTCACCGTGAGCGGGTTCGACGCCGACACGGCCGTCGGGACGCCGTTGACCATGACGGTCTCGAAGCCGTCCGTCGAGTTGACGATGATCGCCGTGTCCGAGGTTCCGGCCGTGGTGCACCAGGTCCGGCCGCCCGCGTAGGCCTTGAACAGCTTGTTGCGGGCGACCTGGTTGATGGTCTGCCCGGCGTTGATGCCGAGGTTCTCGATGTCCGCGAGGAACTTGCTCGCGAGGGCCATCGACGACCCGAGCATGTTGGTGTCCATCGAGTTCGCGTACTGGTCCATGGTGACGGACCACTGCTCGATGCTGTACGTGGCCGCCGCCGGGTCCGAGCCGGTCACCGGAGTGGTGACGGGGGCGAGCAGGCCCTTGCGGGTGAACGTCTTGGTGTCACCCAGGCCGCCCATCCACGGCTCCGCGTCCGCGATCTGGGGGAACAGGAAGTTGGGCACCAGCGCGTCACGGAACACGCGGTCGAGCATGCCGTTCTGCAGCATCGCCTGGATGCCGGCGGGCAGGGACGGCCGGACACCGGCGTGCCGGTCCAGTCGGAACCACGACCGCGGGGCGCGGATGAGCCGCGGGCGGGCCGCGGACATGGTGGGGGTCATTGTCACTCCTCAGTGATCTCTATGGACACGTAGTCCGGGTATTGCTGCGCGACCTGATCCAGGCCCAGCAGCGCGGTTTGGGTGATGGCCGACACGGCGGCGCAGACGCGACCCCCAGCAGCAGGCTCGTCGTGACCGGACACCTCAATCGAGGTGCGTCCGCCGCCCAACCGGGCCCGGACCGTGATCACACGCGCTGCCTGTAGCCGTACTTGGCGAGCTCCTGGGCGACCTCGTCCTTCGAGGCCTCGAGGTAGTTCACCGGCGCGGGAGCACCACGCGAGCCCTGACCGGGGTCCGGCTTGGGCTGCGGCTTCTTCTCGGGGGCGGGAGCAGCCGGCTCGGGCCTGGCCCAGTGCGGCTTGCGCTCCAGCAGATCCGACAGGGCCGTCCCGATGGCGTCCATGTCGATCTCGCCGTCCGCGTCGACGTACTGGCTGGGGTCACGCATCAGCACGTCCACCGCGTCAGTCGGGTCGGCGAACTCTCCGGCCGCGGCGCGGACCTCGGCCGCCACCGCGCGGGCGGTCGCCTTGGCCTCCCGCTGGGCAGCCCGTTCGGCCTTCGCCGCGAGCTTCTCCGACTCGGATTTGTCGCGGTCCTCAAACTCGGCGACCTTCTTCGCCAAGTCGGCGGCCTGCTTCTTCGCGGCCGCGGCTTCCTTCTTCGCCGCGGCGCGCTCGGCCTTCATACGGTCGAGGGCCTTCTTGCCGGCCTCGCCGAGGGCGTCCGCGTCGTCGGGCTCCGGCTCAGGCTCGGGGTCCGCCGGATCGTCTACCGGATCCGGTTCGGGCTCGGGGTCAGCGGGGTCGTCCGCCGGATCCGGAACGGGCTCCGGGTCAGGCTCGGGGTCGGCGTGTCGGGACAGGTTGAACCAGGCGATCCCGGTTGCCGGGACCTTCGCGTTCTCGATCTCGGTGGACATTGCGTCCGCCCCTTCAGTTGTGGACATGCGGAAGGGGCCCCATTGCGGGACCCCTGGTGTTGGTCGATGGTCAGCCCTGCCGGAAGCGGCTAGGACAGATAGCCGAAGCGCTTGAGCATCCCGATCAGCTCGTCGCGATCTTCGGAGAGTCGGAGGATCTCGCTGGGCGTGAGCCGCGGCGTCTTCAGGTGGAAGCGCGGCAGTCCATGTTCCACGTCGGCGCGGCCGCGAGCGAACCGTTGGCCCGTGCGCTGCTCCGCCTCGCGGCGCATCTGCTGGAAGAACTCCCCGCGGCGCGTCGTGCCCTCGAGCGTTGCCACGACCTTCTTGCCATAGGCGTCCAGCGTCACCGTGGACCGACCCGCGTTGACGACCTTGTAGATGTCGGCGCCGTTCCGGATCGCCTCAGCGCCGCCGATCGTGAACCGGCGATCCTGCTCCGCGCGGGACAAGCCGTTGAAGAACGACATCGGGTTTGTGCGGCGTCCCGGGCGGGCCTCCGTCGCGGGCGTGCCATAACACTGACAGCGCTTATGGCGTTGGAAGTCGGCGTTCCAGCGGTACCAGCGGCCCGCGAGGATCGCGCAGCGTGCACACGCCCCGGAGCGCACCGTCCGGACGTAGCCCGTCACCGAACGGTTCGCGACCATCGCCACACCGGCCGCGCCGCGGCCCGCGTCGGCCACCTCCGAGGCGGCCATGCGTAGTAGCTGGGCCTGCCCGGCGAGCATGGCTTCCTGGACCGTCAGGCCGCCGCCGATCAGCGTCTTCGTGCGGATCACTGGCAGGTACAGCAGTGAGTCCAGGGTCCGGCCGTCCGCGGCGACACCCGAAAGCGAGCGGGCGTCCACACGTGCCGCCTGCTCCAGGTAGTCGCTGCTCAAGCCGTCCATGCGGACCATCGCCTCGATGTACGGCTGGCCCGTGGACGCCGCCACCAACTGGCCGGCGGACACGGCCCGGACCATCGCCGCGCCCAGAC